CGGATATCCCGTACGCTCTTATGCATTCCTTAGTTAAGATTGCCTTTGTTGGCCTCAATTCCTGCTATCTCAAATTCCTAAGGTGTTTGTTGTAGTTCGTGTTGTTGTCAATTTAGTTATAGACTACTCATACCTTATAACCCCCTTATTTTTAAAATATAAAATTAAAAATTAGTAAAATTCTTAAAAACATTGAGCTGATAATCCCTGCAGATAACCGTGCTTTCGACGAGGCCCCTGTGTGATGATATATCACCAGTGGTGGTATCTGTTGTAGTGTTCAAGTATGGCATTCATAGCTTTCTTTAGTAGATCCCCGTTCGCAATGTAAGAACCGGCTAATCCCTGCTAACTATGATGTACACAAGTCCATGCGACCCCCTAGCTTTGTATGTGATTGGGCTCCCCAAAAATAGTAACTTACATTTAATCAATACGAACTGTGATAAATACGACGAGATATTCTCATTAGCTTAAATGTTAGGTATGACGCTATCTTCTAGATGCAAAACAACCCCTCCGTTCCAGATCCGAGATAAATCTGGCCCAACGCCCAATAATGGATAATAGATTTCAGAACGGGCAATTCGTCGACACTTTTAAGAATCTGATTGGTTGTTTCATACCATCAATATGGATTCTGATCATTGTGAATTCCATGTGGATTCACATATCTATCGAACATCGTCTATTGTGTAATTTTGTTGCGTGCATGATGACTGGGTGGATGACACGACCACATTGGTTCTGGCGTTTCACCTGTTTCTTCTTGGCTTATACAGTCATGATGGAAAGTCATGCTTTAGCCTTGCTTGTGATGGCTCATGGATGTCTTTACGTGAGGATGAAGCGACACATTCTGTGGTCCACTTTGGTGGCTTACACTCTTGTGTTGTGGACTTATTACGATGTGCCTTTTGGACACGCCCTTTCTGCGTTAGTTAGAATGACAATTCTCCTTCCACCATGGTTTGAGATATTGACCTACGTACTAGCGAATGTCAGGGCTGCTGCCGGTAGGGCACAGAGACTTGAGCAAGAAGAACAAATGCGAGAACAACTGCGCGAAGTGGTGCAAAATTTTGATGAAGTGGAACCGCAAGGTTTTGTTTTTGAAGATGTTGTGCCCGAATGGGATGAGGGTGTTCCCGAGGAACCTGAAGTGCTGCCGCTGGACAATGTTGAGGAGCATCATTTTGAGTTTCGAGGAAATATTCGACAGGCCTTGAATCTTCACGATAGTCTGCATCGAGATGCTCACATCAATGCGACTGTTTTTGCTGGTGAGCTAACGGCTGACGTGCGCGCTGGACAATTTCTGCGAACCGATTTTGAGAGCAATCAAGGTCGAATGTGTTTCAACTGCCGCAATCAACTAACCAGTTCTCGCAATGTGCGAGCTAATAGCCAAAAGTGCTTCTGTGTTGTTGAAGAGGGCGTCCAATACTATATTTATGGCTAATTACCAAGACGAGTTTAGACGCGAGTTTGCTGCGCAGTTTGATGACCCTTTCGATGTGGAACAACGATCGTTTTCTTTGTCACGTTCACTAGCAAGGTTGTGCTCTTATGTTAAGAACTTTTCGAGCATTACTTTCCAGGCATCTGTTTCATTTATGGGAGAGATGTTCAATCTTGCTATGCGGATTTTTAAAGCGGTTACGCAATTTGATTTACCCGGAAACTTTATGGCACTGCGAATTTTTATGTCTGATTGGTCTCCATTTGCGAGCAGTAATGCAGATTTTTACTATGCTGGAGCTGTTTTGTTGATCTTGATGGCGGGTGCAACGCGAATGGTGCCTCGTGCGCTGAGTGTGTTGTTGCAAGGAATCTTGGCCTTTTGTTGTGGAAGAGGCAACTTCTTCAGAATGACACTCTCATCCATTTCGACTGCGTTCTTGTTGTGGCAGGCGAAACACGATTTTGAGTTGGCCTATGCGAAACCGGTTACCAATGTGAACATCGTGATGCCCCCTCCTAAGGTCAGAGTAGCTCCCCAGGCAATAGAGGATTGTGATAAGACCCAGATTCTATTCATGGCATTTGCTAAGTTGGCAGCTTTTTTTGTGGCCGTGAAATTTGTGAATCTTTTACCAACCGAGAAGAGTTTTGATGATCTTCTCCGCCGTTTCGACCTTGTGCCTAAGGCAGCTCGTGGCCTCAATTCCATCGTTGAGGTGGTCGAAACATCAATGAAGTACGCCTTTGGTGACTCAATGAAGTATTGTTTTGGTGATGAAACGATTGCATCCAAACCAATACCCGATGATGTCATTGCGCATGCGACACGAGTAGTCGAACTTTCACGTTCTGAGACCTATACGACTATGCCGAGTGATCCAGCACTGTGTAGAGAAGTGTCAGATTTGTATCATAAGTACAATGAATTTCGTGTGACACATGCTCGAAATCGTGCTATTCAGGAATACTTGGATCGATATGGTGGCGCTATGGTCAATCTATTTTTGAAGGCTTCATCTACGTCACCTCGTGCGAACGAGAACCGGCCCAAACCGTCAGTACTCTATCTTAAGGGTTCGAGTGGAGTTGGGAAATCTCAACTATTGTATTTCTTGTGTGCTGACTTGCTCAAATATGACGGAAAACTCGGAGAAACGAACAACGCCGAAGACCTTAATGATTTGGTTGCGTCCTGCATGTATGCCAGAGCAACTGAACAGGAATTTTGGGATGCGTATTTTAATCAGTATGTGTGTCTTTGGGATGACTTCGGTCAAAAGAAAGATAGCGCTTCAAATCCTAACGAGGAGTTCTTTGAATTGATTCGTGCAGCTAATACCTTCCCTTACCCGTTGCATATGGCTGATATATCTCAAAAGGCAAATACCTTCTTTCGAAGTGAGTATATCATTGCAACCACGAATCTTGGACGAATTTCCCCCGAGTCAATTGTTGATGCTGAAGCTGTTCACACTCGAATTCATTTCGCATATACAGTTTCGGTTAAGAAACAATTTCAGAAGAACCCCAATGGAAATACCGAGTATGATCATTCTATCGACCCACAGAAAGTTTTGCTTAAGTGTGGAAAACCTATGAGTTTGGAGATTTATGAATTCAGGAAACATAATGTTGCCACCGGAGAAGATTCCCAAGAAACTTTGACATATGATCAAATCTTGGACCTTCTTTTGCAACACCATCAACGTCAGCATGCTTTCTTTCATGCGTCTCGAAACGCTCTCTTTGACCACATTTACCCCCAGGCTTTTCCTTGGTTTTCGAATCAAGTGAAGGATTACCGCACTGAAGCTTTGATGAACTTGGAGCAATCGTTGCAGTCGATTGCAAGGAAGACTAAGAAAGCTGCCGAGAGATTGGCTCCTTATTATTCTTTCCTCTCGATTGTGACTGTTGCTACCGTGATTGCTGCCTCACTCTATTGGATGCTACGCACTAAGAGTGAGGAGGAGGAACACGTCGAGGAGGAATCTGGACGTTGTAAAGAAACTGTCGCAAAGAATGTGAAGATGGAGAAGAAGGATTGGTTGGACTATCATCGAGAGATGATGGAAGAATACAATTTTGATCAATCTTTTGTGACCGGATCGAACACAACAACTATCAAGTTTGCCCAACCAGAATCTGGAAAATCTAAGGATACTGTTGCAAAGAAGGTCACTATGGAGTCTTTTGGATCGGAACAAGTAATGGAACTCACTTACAAGATTAGAATGAAGAGCTACTTTTGGATTCGTGATGTATCTACTAAGAAACATCTCTGTCCGATTGTGTGTATTGGAGGACTGAAATATCTTGTGAATGAACATTACTGGTCGAGAATCAAGAACCTGGAAACTGTACTTGTGACATCGTACTACTCGAGCAACGGTTATGTGATAACAACGAGTAGGATTGTTGGAGAGAGATTTTCCAGAACTGCTGATGAAACTACGGACCTCACGATTTTGACACTGCCGAACACTGTTGCACCTGGCTTTGCACTGTGGAAGCATTTTCATTCTATTAAGGATGCAAGTGTAATTGAGAACAATAGAGCTGTTCTCCTTTCTCCCCGCATTGAAGGCTATTGCTTTGTATCAGGCAAAATCAATCATGTTGGAGTTCGCGGAACTTGGTGGAATGATGCTACTGGACAACAGCACTTCAAGTGTCTTCAGTATGAATTCGATGGTTCGACCTCTGCTGGAGATTGCGGGGGATTGTATTTCGTTGATTCTGATCTGTTCCGAAACAAGGTTATTGGATTTCACTATGCTGGCTTCACTGATAAGGCTGGTGGTTGTATGATACCGCTTTTCCGTGAAGATTTTGAGAGTATTATGGTGAATGAAGTTTCCCAATTGGACGTTGAAGGTGTGAAATATGAACCTATCGACCTGCCTCTTGAAGTGCACAAACAGGGAGTCACAAATTTGGTCCCTTTTACATCAACTCGGACTCAGTTTGAGAAGACTTCTATCCATGGCAAGATTCAGACTTCAACTGTGAAACCGGCGAAACTTGGACGACTTACGGACCCAGACGGACCTGCAATGAAAGGTCTTTTGAAGAACACAAAAGACGTTGTTGCTATTGACCCTGATTTGCTTCTGCAAGCAAAGGAGAGTGTGAGATGCAGACTTTTTCTCGGAAAAACGGAAGAGTACGAGAGAAGGATTCTGACCTTCGATGAAGCCGTGGCTGGTATTGAAGGAACATCTTACATTCGAGGCATAAACCGCTCACGCTCGGCGGGTTGGCCATGGTGCTTGCAGACCAATGATGGAAAGAAGGCATGGTTCGGCAAGGACGCTTGGATTTTGAATGGTGAGAAACCAGACGAAGTCCGACGCAGAGTCGAACAATTGCAGGACCAGATGACGTGCAACGAATGGGAACCAGCTGTTTTTATCGACACCCAGAAAGATGAGACACGGTCTATTGAAAAAGTGGATGCAGGCAAGACTAGAATGTTTGCTGCTGCACCCATGGACTTCATTATATTGTTTCGAATCTATTTTCTTGGTTTCATCTCTTGTGTGATGAGGAACCGCATACGCAATGAAGTGTGTGTGGGTATTCAAGCGCAGTCTAGAGACTGGGACAAATTGGCTCGATATTTGCTGGAACCTGGACAGGACATTGTAGCTGGAGATTTCTCTAACTACGATGGCGATTTGCATCCCGATATCATGAAGACTATATGCGAATTAATTAACGAATGGTATGACGATGAGTGGTCACAACACCGAAGAATAATATTCCAAAGTTTGTGTCATTCCACTCACATTTGTGAAAAATTTGTATATAGTCTTACGCATTCTCAACCATCAGGAAATCCCGGCACGGCAATTATAAATTCGATCTATAATTCCATTGTGTGCAGGCTTTGTTACTATCAGTTGGAAAAGGAGAACGGATTGACAGGATCTGTGATGCATGATAGATTTAATTTGCATGTACGCATGGCCTCCTACGGTGATGATAATCTTCTTTCAGTTGGCGATGGTAGCAAATGGTTCACTATGCGCGAGATGGCTCGAGTGATGCCCCTGTTTGGAATGACGTACACGTCTGAACAGAAAGATGGAAAATTGTACGACTTTAAAAATCTTCGTGATTGCTTCTTCCTACAACGAGGTTTCAGGTTTGACGATGAAACTGGAGCTTGGTTTGGCCCATTGAAACAAGATTCTATCAATGAGCGAATGAATTGGATGCAGCGCGTTCCTAACAAGGAAGAAGTGTTGCAGCTCAATATGGTTGGAGCGATTGCGGAGTGGGCTTTGCACGATCAGGAAACTTTTGAAACGTGGCGGAGGAAGATTACTCGAGTGGCTCTCGATGATCTTAACTTTCCCATTCGGCAATATCCTTGGAAGTGGTACAAGGATACTTTGCTATGGGGAGATTATTCCAAAACTTTTCCTCAACTTGAATTTACATGACGGTTTCGGGCTTTCTTGTTAGCCAACAGGAAAGCGTTGTCTCTCGTTCTCATACTGATCCAAATTCTTCTGCTGTGGATTTTATTTGCACGGGTTCAGGGACAATCGCAAAAATGTGCTACTCCAAATTTCAATATGACTACCCCTTCTTCCTCCACTTCCCTCGACAATAATCCCTCAAACACAACCCTTATTGGCAACCCTGGTACTAATGATATGCATGATGTGATTGGGTTCACTTCTGAAGGTTTGCAAAAACCTTTGGAAATGGACTACAATAAGATTTCGAAATTGCAAGTTGAAGCCGTAGGTGACAAGAGACATGAGATTCATGACATTCTGAGCCGACCGATCAAGATTCTTGAATTCGAATTGAAATCAACTGATTTTCAAGGAATTCGGAACTTGGTTGTGGACGTTCTGGCTGTCATGATTCAGAATTCGAAGAATCTGAAAAATAAGTTGGATGCGTATTATGGCATTCGTGGTACTTTTTGTATCCGTGTCGTGATTAATCCCACTCCATTTCAGACTGGCTTGTACATGTTAATGGTTCATCCAACAAGAGTGCGGGTTGACACCGCTTCGAATTGGGTGAATCGTTCACTGTATACTGAGCTTACTGGTTTGACATCTGATATGCTGTTGACGAATTACTCTGGTCATCCTAATGTGCTTCTGAATGTTGGCGCAACATCCGAAGTGACTATCAAAGTGCCATATGTGGGCCAACGAGGCTTTATTCCCCTTACCGAAATTAGTTCAGTTCTGGCTCAAGTTGTGTGTTGTACTCCTATTCGTGGTCCAACCAATGGTGAAAGCGTTGGAGCATCCATGTACGCATGGATGGAAGACGTTGATCTTTTGGGTGCCGCAGCTCCTGCTATGGCATTTTCCAACTTTCCTGGATCTCGAATTGATCAAGTGACACCCCAATCCGACAGTTCTATGTTGCAAAACATCATTTCTGCACTTTCTAATTTGCAATCCCCAAGTCAATCTGAAGAAGCTGCTCAACAGTCTGCCCCTGCAACCAGCAGTGGTGGAGGAGCTGTTTCGGGTATTGCTGACACTGTCGGATCAATTGCATCTGGTCTTACGGCCATTCCTGGTGTTGCTGATATTGCTGGCCCTGTTTCATGGGTTGCAAAAGGAGTGTCATCTGTGGCCAAAATGTTTGGCTTTTCGAAACCTCACGATCCAACACCAGCTCAGCCAGTTTTCCAAAATCCTTTCCGTGAGTTCGCTCATGTGGATTCTGTTTCATCTGCTACCAAAATTTCTCTCTCCAAAGACTCTGCAGTTCAAGTTCGATCTCTGGGTCCGGTTGCTGAAGATGAACTTTCCATCCCGTATTTGATTCAGCGTCCCAACTTGTACGCACCTTTTACATGGAAACTTTCAGATCCTGTGGACAAGGTTCTGGCCAAAATCCCTATTTCCCCTGCATACTTCTTTAAAACCCGTGAATTTTACATCTACGAATATGGCAATGGACATGTGCGTTCGGAAACTTTTCTATCTTTTCTTTCGTCTTTGTTTATGTTTTGGCGGGGTTCTATTATGTTCACTTTCACATTTGCTGCGAATAAGTTTTATTCGGGCAGATTGCGTATTGTTTACCAACTGGACCAAAGCTCAACAATTGATCCCCCTTCCGGAAATCCCCTAGCTAGTGATTATGGATATTACTATTCAGATATCATTGACTTGCGAGATGCGAACACTATCACATATGGACTCCCATATATTGATGTGAATCCATTCCGTACTACGGTTTCCGCCGCTTACCCAGAACGACAACCATACCTGTGGATCATTGTGGAGAAAGCACTAGTGGCTTCTTCTACTGTTTCTGATACCATTGAGTGTTGGATGAGCGTGAGTGGTGGTGACGATTTTGTGTTTGCCGGTCCTCGCTTAGACAATCAAATTTATTTGATGCCCAAAGCTGACAACATCGTTGGAGCCCCGACGAAACAAGATGAAGACGAAATTGAAGTGGAACCACAAGGTTTCACACAAAACCAAACTGCTGAGGAGAGGCCGGCAGTTAAATGGTTGGCGCCACAGCAGCCTCAACACTCAAATGCCGCATCGTTTATGCGAGCTGTTGGTGATCCAGTTGTCTCTTTGAGATCGCTGTGTCACCGCCCGATTGAACACGAACGAATTGGAGTGGGTTCTGGCACTTATTCTTTGGTTAATCCCTGGAATTTTATTGTCGATACCAAACTTCGAACGACTGGCACGTACATTGACTTTGTCCGATCAATGTATCGTTTTGTTTCTGGTGGAATGAGAGTGAATATTAGAGGACTAGACAAAAATCATCCTTACAGATTTAAATTAGTAGATACAACACAATTTTCTCAATTAGGTATTTCTGTCACTGCAACTGGCCTTGGGGGCTATCTCCAATGCCAAGAGAGTTCTACGACTAGCGAAGACTCTTTCTCCAACCTCCCGACTATTGCAGATCTTATTTATCGAGAGGACCTTCAGGGCATGGCATCATTCGAATTGCCCTATTACACTATTTATGAAATGCTGGATAATACTCCTTACACCTCAGGCACACAAACGACTTGGCCAAATGCGGAAACTTTCCGTCGTGGTGAAGTCGCTTTGATGTGGTATAATCCAGTAAACTGTGATGATGTGTCCATTTATGTGACCTCCGCTGATGACTTTTCTTGCGGTTATCTCATTGGGGCACCCATCACCTACGGTACTGATGCAGAAACGTATCGTAGCCAAAATTAAATCCACGCTTCAGGTATGAAGCTAGCGTGGTTGAAAGAGAGCCCTGCTTTCTTTTATTCTTTTAGCTTAAATTCAGACTTTATTTGGCCTTTTACCCGGGTTTCTTGTCAGTTCTTCCCTGGCCATGAACTGTCCTAAATATATAATCTTTAAATTATTAGTTAGAC